CTGGTATCAATGCTCTTGGTAGAGGACAGGATCGAGAGTCACTGACTCAGTTCTTCACTGTCATTGCACAGACACTTGGACCTGAAGCATTGGGTACATACCTCAATGTAGATGAGGCTGTGAAGCGTCTTGCTGCTGCTCAAGGTATAGATGTACTGAACCTGGTTAAGTCCATGAGTCAGGTACAGCAGGAACAAGCACAGGTACAACAGCAAGCACAGGATATGGAGCTACTTAAGCAAGCACCTAACATGGCTAAAGCTCCACTAATGGATCCTTCTAAGAATCCACAACTATTGAATGGACCAAATGAACAAACAAACACCAACGAGATCCCAGAGATCGAGCAAGAAAGCAACATCCCCGGAGGAAGTCCCTTCGGTTGACACAGTTGATGATCAAGCCAATCAAGAGAACGCTCCTTACATGAAGCGTACCAAGGTTGGTGAACCCACCATCGGTCGTTCCCCCGATTTTGTCAAGACAGTAGGTCTTGGAAATCTAACCGTTATCACAGCAAATGGCAAACGAAATTACACTTAATCCGTATGAACAAGCAGAGGGTGAGTTCTCTGCTGAAGAGCTTGATTCTCTGCAAGTTGGTGAACGTCTAGCTGAGCAAGAGCAACAGTTGTTGGCTGGTAAGTACAAGTCAGCAGAGGAGTTGGAACGTGGTTACCTTGAACTACAGAAACGCCTCAGTGGCAAGGAAGAAGCCGAACCTCAAGAGGCTGAACCTGAGGTAGAGGAAGAGCAACCTGAGGAGAACGATGAGGTAGATCTCTATGATACCATCATGGAGTCCTACCGTACTGGTGAATGGGATCCTGAACTTGTTAGTAAAGTCGAGGGTATGAGTCCTGTTGATGTTGCTAACATGTTTCTTGAGAAAGGTGGAGCACAACAGCCACAGGTACCCCAAGCTACCTCAGATGATATTGTACAGATCCAAGAGGCAGTTGGTGGTGAGGCTGAATACCAGAACATGATTCAATGGGCTGGTCAAAACCTTTCTGAACAAGAGGTAGCAATGTATGATGCTGTTATGGATCGTGGTGACCCTCTTGCTATGTTCTTTGCTGCTCAAGCATTGAATGCACGCTACCAAGATGCTGTAGGGTATGATGGTGAGATGCTTACTGGCACTGCACCACGTAATACTGGTGATGCATTCCGTTCACAAGCTGAACTGGTAGCAGCAATGAGTGACCCTCGCTACGATAAGGACCCAGCCTATCGTGCTGATGTAGCCGATAAACTGGAACGCTCTAACATTCAATTTTAATGAACGACACTAACATCTTCGCTAAAGAACCCACCATGTATACTGACGAATCCTACACTGTGCCTTACAACGAACGTGCTGAACTCCTCAATGGTCGCCTTGCTATGCTTGGCTTCGTGGCTGCTATTGGCGCTTATATCGTAACCGGTCAAATTATCCCTGGAGTATTCTAATGGCTTGCGGAAGCAAAGGACACAAAGGTAATGGCGGAAAGAAAAAGTAACGTCAGCCTAAAGATTGGTGTACACAAGTCACGTACTGGCGGCCTTACGGCTGCTGGTCGTGCCAAATATAACAAGGCTACTGGCTCTAACCTGAAGGCCCCACAGCCTGAAGGAGGGCCACGTAAGCGTTCCTTCTGTGCCCGCATGGGTGGTGTGAAGGGACCGATGAAAGACGAGAAGGGACGACCTACTCGCAAAGCACTAGCCCTACGTAAGTGGAAATGTTAAATGGCTAAGCCTGGTTTGTACGCTAACATTAATGCTAAGCGTATGCGTATCAAAGCTGGTTCTGATGAGAAGATGAGGAAGCCTGGTTCACCTGGTGCTCCTACTGCTGCTCAATTCAAGAAGGCAGCTAAAACAGCTAAAAAGAAGTAACTATCATGCCTAAAGTCGGAAACAAAGAGTATCCTTATACTCCTGCTGGTAAAGCAGCAGCTAAGAAGGCAGCCGCTAAAGCTGGTAAGCCTGTTAAAATGAAGCCCTCTAAGAAGGGTTACTGATCGATAGAGGTTCAGCCCCTAGCGAGTAGTGCTGAGCCTTAATGAGTAGATGGAAATATAAATGTTCCTTGCTATCTTATTATGATCCCTCTTCTAACTACTCTGTCGGTGATTACCTCATGGTATGGTCCAGGCTTTAATGGCCGCCTTACTGCGAGTGGATCTCGGTACAATCAAAACGGCCTTACTGCAGCGCACAAGACACTCCCCTTTGGTACACGCCTACGTGTATGTCTAAAGAGGTGTGCCGTGGTGACGGTCAACGATCGTGGTCCCTACGAATATGGTAGGGGACTTGATCTCAGTAAAGGTGCGGCTGATGTTATCGGTCTCACTGCCTCTGGCGTTGGACGAGTTAAAGTAACACGTCTTAACTAACTTCAATGAATATCACAATCGCGGATTCCGCATGGATGGCTGGACTCTTTGAGGGCGAAGGTTCCATCTCCATTAGTCAGAAAAAAGGTTATTGCTACCTTCAATTAGTTAGCACAGATCACGACGTTCTTCTTAAGTTCGCTAGGCTGGCTAACTGCATAAACAACAAAATTACTTATTGCCCACGTCGGTCACATCAAAACAAAGATGCTTGGAAATGGCAAGTTGGTAATCGAAAAGATGTAACCCGCTTGTTAAATTTAATGCTACCGTATTTGGGTGATCGTCGAGCCCATAAGGCGTTAGATGTTTTCGATTTTTACGATGACCGCAACTCTAGCTCTCCCTCAGAAGAGCGAAAACTTCTGGGATAAATATCTAGGCTGGGTAACCAGCACTGAGAACCGCATTTATATTGGTCACTTTGGTGTGATCATGCTTCCCTGTTTGCTGGCTGCAGCTATCTGCTTTATCATTGCATTTATTGCAGCCCCTCCTACGGATATTGACGGTATCCGTGAACCTGTATCAGGTAGCCTTCTCTATGGAAACAACATCATATCGGGAGCCGTCGTTCCGAGCAGCAATGCCATCGGACTTCACTTCTACCCAATTTGGGAAGCTAATTCACTTGATGAATGGCTCTACAATGGGGGTCCGTTCCAACTTACAGTGTTCCACTTCCTCATTGGCATCTATGCTTACATGGGACGAGAGTGGGAACTTAGCTATCGATTAGGGATGAGGCCCTGGATTTGTGTCGCATACTCTGCCCCGGTGGCGGCTGCTACCGCTGTATTTCTTGTCTATCCCTTTGGCCAAGGAAGCTTCTCTGATGCTATGCCTTTGGGTATCTCGGGAACCTTCAACTACATGCTTGTCTTCCAGGCTGAACATAACATCCTTATGCACCCCTTCCATATGCTTGGAGTTGCAGGTGTATTCGGTGGGTCTTTGTTTAGCGCGATGCACGGCAGCTTGGTTACGTCTAGTCTTGTTCGTGAAACGACTGAAGAAGTATCTCAGAACTATGGATACAAGTTTGGTCAAGAAGAGGAGACGTATAACATCGTTGCCGCTCATGGCTATTTTGGACGTTTGATCTTCCAATATGCATCTTTCAATAATAGCCGTAGCCTTCACTTCTTCCTTGCTGCTTGGCCTGTTGTTGGTATCTGGTTTGCTGCTCTGGGCGTTTCGACCATGGCTTTCAATCTTAATGGTTTCAACTTTAACCAAAGCCTTGTCAGCTCTGAAGGGAAAGTGATCAACACTTGGGCTGACATTCTTAACCGAGCTGGTCTTGGTTTTGAAGTGATGCATGAACGCAATGCTCACAACTTCCCGCTAGATCTTGCAGCACACACTGCTCCTATCATTGGTTAATTATGGCACGCGCTACTCCTTTTGATCCGAAGGTGTCTTCGGTTGACGTACAGTATATCGGTAATCCTGGTAACAACCTTTTCTATTGGACTAATCAGTTCCCTTGGGTTGCCCCATATCCTGGTGGTCAAACCACAACTGAGATGAGCCCTAAGGGTTCTATTAAATACCCTGACGGTTCTTCTCCCACAGCTCCGTAAGGTTAAAACATTACTTGGACTGGAGGCACCTCAGAGTAGGACCTCCTTTTCTTTGGCTTAGGCCGGTTACGACCGATACCCTTTGCCATGACAGTCGGAGAGACGACAACAAAAAAAAAGACAACAAAAATTCTAAGCGCTTAGAGAGGACTACATCGTAAACAACTCTCTCTTAAACTATTGTGGCTAACACTCTTGTAACTCCTGTAGGTCGGATTAATAACACTAGTTCGACCCCCCTTGCTCTTGGTACTGCTTATGATACCAAGTACGCAACTTATCTGAAACTGTTCTCTGGCGAGATGTTCAAAGCCTATGAAGGCGCGACTATCGCTAAGGGCACTGTGCAGAGCCGTACCCTGAAGAATGGTAAGGCTATGCAGTTCATCTTCACTGGCCGTATGGAAGCGGCTTACCACGAGCCCGGTACTCCGATCCTGGGTAGTGGTGATCCTCCGGTGGCAGAGAAGACCATCGTCTGTGATGACCTCCTCATCTCTAGTGCATTCGTGTATGACCTGGATGAGACCCTGGCTCACTATAGCCTGCGTTCTGAGATCGCCAAGAAGATTGGTTATGCTCTGGCTGAGGCTTATGACAAGAAGATCTTCCGTCAGATCGCTAAGGCTGCTCGTGAAGCTCACCCCATCACTGCCGCTCCTGGTCCTGAGCCCGGCGGTTCTGTGATCCAACTCGGTGCCAACAAAGAGTATGACGCTCAGGCACTGGTTGACGCCTTCTTCGAGGCTGCTTCTATTCTCGATGAGAAGAACCTGCCCAAGCAAGGTCGTACCGCTGTTCTCAGCCCTCGCCAGTACTATGCTCTGGTGTCGCAAGTCGACTCGAACATCCTCAACCGTGACTATGGTAACACCAACGGTAACCTGCAGTCTGGTGAGGGTCTCTATGAGATCGCTGGTATCTCCATCAAGCGTTCCAACAACCTGCCCTTCCTGGCTGGTAGCGTGTCTTCCGTCAACGGTGAGAACAACGACTACTCCGGTAACTTCAGCACCCACTGTGGTCTGATCTACTACAAGGATGCTGCTGGTGTTGTGGAAGCTATCGCTCCTTCTGTGCAGACCACCTCTGGTGATGTGTCTGTGATGTACCAGGGTGACCTGATCGTGGGTCGTCTGGCTATGGGCTGCGGTACCCTGAACCCCGCTGCTGCTATTGAGCTGCAGTCGGCTCGCTCCTGATAAAGGAGAGACATAATGGGACTCGCTACTGTTGATGGTGTTGGTGTAACTACTAGCCAAACCTATAATCAACGCCCTCCTATTGAGCCTGGTCGTGAAGGTGGTACGGTTGTTACCGTAACTCGCCTTGGTGGTGGTACTGGTCAAGTGGCTGGTACTAAAGCTACCACCGTTGACAACATCAATGGCACTGGCTGCACCCTTACTACTACTGTCACTGATGGTGTGGTTGATGGTCAGACTGTAGCTGCTGGTGGTGATGGCTATCGCGTTGGTGATGTGCTGTCGGTTGCTGGTACTACTGCTGCCACCTTCCGTGTTGACACTGTTTCTTATACCAACTGAGGTACTATCTAATGGCTAATCTTTCTACTGCTGCTGGTGGTAATGGTGTTGCTGGTAACGTTAACTTCGCTACCCGCACCGTAACTGGCGCATATGCTTCTACTTATGCTGATAACGGCAACCTGGCTGTCTCTGACAACCACGCTGTTCGTCGTTCGGTATCCCGCACTCACGGTGGTGCTACCGCCTCTGGTGTGTTTTCGGAGACTCAGTGCCTCCGCTATGCTTACTCTGGTATTGAGTCCGATGTTCCGGCACTTGACGCCAGCCGTACTGCTGCTTAATTAGTATAAATGGGGGTCCTTCGGGATCCCTTTTTTTTAATTCTTTTATAACATCATTGTTATGCCGATAACCAATAACGCTCAGGCTGAGCTACAAGCTGTTAATGAAATTCTGGCGTCTATTGGTCAGGCGCCTGTTACCACCATCGAGGCACAGACCATCACGTATGAAGATGGTTCTACTGTCGAAGCTGTAATCAACCCGGAAGTTGCAATTACTTACGAGACTCTACAACAAGTCTCACGGGAGGTACAGGCAGAGGGGTGGACATTTAACCGAGAGGTTGAATACCCCCTCACTCCAAACACTAGCGGTTATCTAGAGATGACTGGTAGTATGTTACAAATTGATCTAAGTGATACTGTTGCTAATAGTAACTATGACACTGTTGTTAGAAACGGTAGACTCTATGATCGGATCGGCCACACTGATGTATGGGATACTACCAAGACCTATGAGGTAGATGTGGTGTGGTATTACGACTTTGCTGATCTCCCTCAGGTCTTTAGAGACTACATCACATCACGAGCAGCTACACGTTGTGCTATTCGTCTTGTTGGTGATGTGAACCTTACCCAGGCTCTTGCTTCATTTGAGACATGGCGTAGGGCTAACTGTCTTGAGTATGAATGCAACGAAGGAGACTACACTATGTTTGGCTTCAAACAAGGTGATGGGTTCTACAATAGCTATAAACCATTCAAGGCTCTTGCACGATGACAGCAATCTCTCAACGTATACCTAACTTCATTGGTGGTGTTTCCCAACAAGCTGATGAGAAGATGCTGTTGGGTCAAGTTAAAGAAGCAATCAACTGCTACCCTGACATTACACTTGGTATGCTAAAGCGTCCAGGTGGTAAGTTTCTAGGTAGGTTAGCTAGCCTTACTGCTAATACTGCTAACACAGCTGCATGGTTTAGTATGTTTAGGGATAACCAAGAGAAGTATATTGCTACTGTATCTTCTGCTGGTGTTCCTAAGGTATGGAACATGTTGACTGGGGCTGCTGCTACCATCACATACCCTGCTGGTAAGCAAGCATCTATTGAGAGCTACCTTACTGCTACTGATTACCGTAGCATCAAAACTCTTACTATTAACGACTTCACCTATATCGTTAACAGTGAGAAGACAGTACAAGCACTTGCTGCACCTACATTTAATCCACGACGTCAAGCTGTTATCTCTCTACTCATTGTAGAGCACGATACAGACTATGTTGTCAGTATCAATAGGAAGACCTATACCTACACAAGTCCGTCTAATACTGGTGGTACAAACCTAACAGTAGAGACGGTGATGAAGGGAATTAAAGATGCTATTGGTTACCCTACTGGTCTTGGTCTTACTAAAACGATTGTAGACGGTGTGTTGGTACTCACTAGCACAGTTGATATGACTGTCTCAGTTGCTGGTGGTAATGCTAGCTCTGATGGTCACTACATTCGAGTCTTTAATGACGCGGTTAATAACATCGCACGTTTACCAGAACAATGTACCAGTGGTCTTGTTGTTAAGATCATCAATACTTCTGGTGCAGCTGATGACTATTACGTTAAGTTTATTGGTACTACTCTTGCTGTTGCAGGTACCTACAGTCAATCTGGAACTACTGTAACAGTAACCACTACAGCTGATCATGGTTTTACTACTGGTAATCTAGCTAACGTATACTTCTCCACTGGTGCTGGAGTACAAGGATCCTATGTTGTTACTGTTAGTAGTACTACTCAGTTCACTTATACTTCAGGTACCAGTCAGACAACTAGTGGTAATGTTAATGTCACTGGTTCATTCAACAGTGGTCACTGGGAGGAGACGGTTGCTCCTGATGTTAGCACAGGATTCGATGCAGCTACAATGCCTGTAGCGTTGATCCGTACTAGCCTTAGTCCATTGACATTTATTGCTACGTTCCTTGATGGGTCGTTGACTAGTAACGGCCAAACTCCTGCTGTTAATCCAACAGGATTCGTGTTGCAATGGGAACCTCGGTTGGTTGGTGATAATGAATCCAACTCTCACCCATCCTTTGTTGGTAATACCATCCAGGATATCTTCCTGTTTAACAATAGGCTTGGCTTTCTGACTCAGGATAATGTCTCCATGTCTCAAGCTGGAGATTACTATAACTTCTACCACAAATCTGCTACTACTATCACTGCTGCTGATCCTATTGACCTCAGTTGTGCTAGTATTAAACCAGCTACTGTACGTTCAGTTATCCCAATTACTCAGGGTCTATTGCTATTCAGTGATAACCAACAGTTCCTGATGGAAGCTGAGAATGGTGCATGGACACCTGCTAACTGCTCAATCAGTACGATTGCTAACTACGAATGTGATCGGTACATCAAACCGATTGACATAGGTTCTACTACAATGTATGTTAGTCGTAACCAAAGCTGGTCTAGGGTATTTGAGATCTTTACTAGGGGACAACGAGAAACGCCTACTGTCTTAGAGACAAGTAAGGTTGTTCCTGAGTGGATCCCGCAAGGTATCACAGAAGCCTCTGGGAGCGCTCAGAATGGCCTGTGGGTGGCCTCTAGTAGGACTTCCCCCACTATGTACCTCTATAGGTTCTACGAACAGGGAGAGGAGCGTCCTCTGGCCTCCTGGGTAAAGTGGCAACTACCCTCTAATGTCATCCATACAGCCATCCAGAGTGATGTACTCTATGTGCTCACTAGTGGTACTGAGGGTTATATCGTTAATGAGCACAAGTTAGTACTTGCACCTAGTACTGGTGGTCTTATTAATAACCTAGGTAATGCAGTAGATCCTTATCTTGATACATGGTCTGAGATAAGCACTACACCTACATATACACAAGCCACTGATATCACAAAGGTATACCTACCTACATACTTCAATACCACTAAGACTATTAGGTATGTTATAGGTCTACTTGAAGGAGCTAGTCCTGGTACTGAGTCTGGTTATACTAATGTTGCTACACTCCTAGCTGATGGTGGTGGTACATACTTCAACATCCCTGGTGATGTTAGTGGTAACTACATCTATGTTGGTTATGAGTACAACATGGAAGTAACACTCCCTAGGTACTACTACAACATGGGTCAACAAGGTGTTGACTTTACTGCTGTTACTACCACTTCCCGTATGGCATTCTATACAGGACTTGGTGGTGAAGTCTTCTTTAACATTAGAGATCGCAGTAGACCTGAATGGTCTAGTATTGGGGGTTCTAGGATTGCTGATTTCTACTTATCTAATACCTCACCATTCCGTGATACCTATGTCTATAAAGTTCCAATCTATCAAAGGCCAGACAACTATACAATGAAAGTAACATCTAATACTCCGTTCCCTGTTAGTCTTGTGTCTATGCAGTGGGAGGGACAATATGCACCTGGCTTCTATCGGAGGACCTGAGTATGTCATGGGATTTAGCTATTCAAGGTCTCGGTGCCTTACTTGGTGGTCTAGGTGGGCAAGCTGAAGCTGATGCTCAGAATAGAGCCATTGACGCTACATACAAACAAGAAAGACAAGCTAGGCGTTACAGAAAACGTAGCACCATGGCTGATTGGCGTCACAGTACTAAGCAGTGGCGCCTTAATGAAAAGAACGAAGAAACTCTTGGTGCATTTAAAGATGCTACCAACCTACAAGATTGGCAATACAACCTAAAGATTCAAGACTTTGAGTATGCCTCTCAGATGAAGCAGTATGCTAAGTCTGAGCAGATATACGGTCAGCAGCTTACATTCAACCAGATGGCACAAGCTGCTGCTAAGGAAGCTGAATATCGTAAACTTGAGGACGCCATGAAAGAGATGGCCTTCCAGAATCAAGATATCGTTATCAAGGCACTGCAGTCTGAAGGTGTTGCTGCTGTTAAAGGTCAGCAAGGTAGGAGTGCAGAGAAGATGGAGCAAGCTGAGTTTGCTGCTCTTGGTCGTAACCAAGCAATCCTTGCTGAATCTCTGTTGAGCGCTAAGACTGATACGAGGATGGCTCTACGTAAGATTGCTAACGATAAGTTTGGTGCAGACCTGGCAGCAGAAGCTAATCGTATGCTACGTCCTGATCGTCTCCCGCAACCGCCTAAGCCGCTTACTACGCCACGTGCTGAGTATCTCAAACCACGTAAGCCTAAGGAATTTGACTTCGGTCCTAAAATAATTAAAGGTGCTATGGCATCTTCTGCTGGATCGTGGCTGGGAGCAGGTGCTAGTTTCCTCAGTAATAACAGTGGCTCAATTGCTAAAGCATTAGGTGCATAACATTAACATTACATTTGTGTAAATGGATCAAGTAAATTACAGAGGGTACGCCCGGAGTATAGGTTTCGATCCTATTAAAGCACCTACGGAAGGTCTTGCTCGTATGCAAGAACGTGACAACCGTATCATACGTGGTATGGAGGATAACCGTAGGGAAATTAAACAGGTACGGGACGAGTATGGTGCTGGTCTAGAGCGTAAGCTCAGCATTGAAGCACGAGATCGTGATCAAAACTATCAGTGGGAGAAAAGGCTTGCTGAGCAACGTCAGGAAGCCATCAGTAAGAATGCTCAAACACTGATCCAAAGCGAACTGCAGCGTGGTAAGAACGCAGCAGCTACGTTTGAAAGTCTAGCTAAATTCAGTACCACTATTGCTGATGGTTTAACTGAGTATCAAAAAGAAAAGGATAAACGTGATAGGGCGGCTACGCTTGTAGATGTTGCAACTAATGGGTTGCCAATGCACCGGCAACAGATGCAGGACAATGCTAAAGCTTTGTTATCCCAAGCTGGTGAAGCCAACGATAAGATCGCCGAAGGAGTGCAAGCTAGGGGACTAGACCCGTATATTGTTACCAATTTACTTACGGGTAACAAGAAACGGGACATGTGGAAGCTCGAAGGACTTTCCATGCTTGCAGCTGCTGAGTTCCCTGGATGGGTGCAAAGTGAGTTAGATAAGCGTAACTTGGTTACAGCTGAAGAACGTTCAGCGTCCTTCCCTACACTTCTTACAGAGTTTCTACAAATGAATGGCCTTTTTGAAGTAAAGGCTGACTTCATGGTAGAAAGCTTGATGAAGATGCGTGGATCTTATAACTCTCTCATCGCGGCTGCTAGGAAGTCAGATGTCGTCAATAAGTCCTCCATGATGCGTGATGATGCCTTCAGTGGTATGTCACGCACCAAGACTGGAGAAAGCCTTACTGAGGCATTTAGGACCATTTCACGTAGTTATAGAGAGGATGGTGTTACACCAGTTGGTAACGCTGATGCCAAGTCTAGCATCTTCAAAGAACTAGCTGATACTACTCGTTACTCAGATGCTGATGTTGAGCGTATGCTCAAAGAGGCACAGACTGATCAGGGTAGTTGGTATGATCGCTTCCCTCGTGATGTTGACGACCTACGTAATGCTAGACAGAAAGATCAGGAGTCTGAGTTCCAACTCATTGAAGCACAAGAGCGTCGTGAGAACAAGCGTAAAGAGGATCAGCTACTTGATTGGGTGAAGAACAACAACCCCAATGAAGAGGATCTCACTTCTATCATCAAAGAAGCGAAGGCTAACAATATTGCTACTGATCGTCTCCAAGCTTACCTTGCCTTCACTACTGAGCAGCAAAATGCTGACTTCTGGGGTAAGCAGTTCCGTGAACAGTACGAACAAGGTACTCTCACTGCTGATGATGTTGATCAACCTGGTGTTCCTATTGAAGTACGTGAGACATGGCGTACACGAGCACAGCAGTTGGATCAACAACGTTCTGATTCTGGTATCAAACAAGAGACCATTAAGGGTGAACTTTCTAAAGCGCTTGAGCAAAACTTGATTGGTGACAGTACTAATCGTTCTGCTCACTATAGCTTGCGTGGTGCATCTGACTATGCCCTCAAGTTGTATAACCAAAAGTTTAAACAATACGCTAAGACGATGGAACCTGGTGTTGCTGCTAATAAAGCACGCCTAGATGTCCTCACAGCTATTGAAACAAAGAAGGGTGCCTTTGCTGTTATTGGCTCTTCTCAAGCCAAGGCAGGTCAGACACAAGCTTTCTATGCTGCCTTCACACCTGGTAAGCATCCAGGTGCTCCTGCTGCTATTAACGTCATCACAGCCTCTGAAGTTGTTAAGAAAGTACGTGCCAACAGCAATGTAATTAACACTGAAGTACTGGCTAGCCCTGCTCTCCTCAAGGATATTGATAACCGCATTGCTAGCGGTAAGCCTATCTCTATCCCACAGATCTATACTGATTTGTCTAGGGCAGTGCCTGGTATGACTCCCACCCAGATCCTTAATGCACAGCTTAAGGCAGCTGGCCTTACCCAACAAATCAAGCCTGGCTTCAGGGATCAACTGAGTCAAATCAGTGACCCAGTACTACGTAGTATCTTCGCTCAACCTACTACTCAGGATCGCCTTAATACTACTATCATTGGTAGTGGTAATGCACCTGCTACTGTACGTACAGGTAACAATGGCTATGCTGATGTTGTCTCCCTTGGTACTGCATCTGGGTTTAAGTTCCCTCAGGTGATGGCTGCTATGTGGGCATTGGAGTCTGGCTGGGGTAAGTACACCAGTGGTAAGAACAATGTCTTTAACATCAAAGCACGTCCAGGTCAAGGTACACAAAAGAACGGTTCCTATTGGAGGGACTATGCTTCTCCTCTTGAGTCTGCTAAGGACTTCATGAATCTCATGACTGATCCTAGGTATGCTCCTGGGCTGTCACGTGCTAAGACACCACGTCAAGCTATTGAAGCTATTGCTGCTGGTGGCTATGCTGGTGGTGAAGCTGCCTATCCTAGTAAGATCATCCGTGTGATGCAACAGATGGGTGTTAATGTTGACCAACCTTATACTACTGCACCTCCTGCTCGTAACCAAGCATTTATGCGTCCCACCCTTGCTTACATTACAGACAACATTGGACCTACTTCTACTGGTCCCCACCTAGATGTTAAACAACAAGACAACCCTAACACACCTCAGAATGAGTTTGCTAGGGAGTTCTCGCCTAAAGCTCTTGATAACTTTGTCGTTGTTGATGATCCTCAATTTGGACGTGTTCCTTTGAGTCGTATTCCTGTTACTGATACCTTTGCTGGTCATGTAGCCCGTGGTTCCCATGGTATTGACTACGGTACAGCTAAAGGGTCTAAAGTGTTCCTACAGAATGGAGCACGTATTGTGTCTAAAACCCGTACACAACACGGAGATAAATTGGTTATTCAACTGCCGGATGGACGGCGTTTCAGTTTCTTACATGGTAAAACCTTATGACTAGTACCCCTTATGTTGATGAAGAAGAACTGAAGCGCCTAGAAGCTGAAGCCCTTGCTGAAGAGCAGGCTTTACAACAGGCAGCTCCAGCTTACAGTCCTAAGACAGCTCCTGATACAATGTATAAGGAGGCTACACCAGCTCAGAATAAAGCAGCTGGTAATGTACAACCTGTTAAGTCTCCCCAACAACAAGCTACCCAACAGCTTACTGGTGGTGGTCAACAACCACAGAAACCACTTAACCCTGGTAGTGGCTTTATGTATGGTAGTGGTGACCCTAATGCTACCCTTGGTGAAGATCTTGGTACCTATGCTCAACGCACCCTTGAGGGTCTTGGATCCGTTGGTATGGGTATCATTGACTTTGGTATGGATGCCATTGGTCGTATTCCTGGTGCTGAGTGGATTGATGATACCTGGGATGCTAAGACTAAATTTAAGAACCCTGGCTTTCAAAAGGTAAGGGAAGTATCTTCTGTCCTTGTTCCTGCTATTGGTGTTGGCGCTGCATCACGTATTGGTACTGCTGGCATGGCTGGTGGTCCTGTTGCTCGTGGTCTCTCTTCTCTTGGTATTAACGTTGCTGGTGATGTTGCTATTAACGCTATCAGTGACCAATCTGAAGGTGAGACAGTATCGACGATTGTGAAAGAGGCAGCACCTTGGTTGCCTGTTCCTGATGCCCTTGTGGTGAAGGACACAGACTCTCCTGAAGCAAGGCGTCAGAAGAACATCTACGAATCAGCTGGTATTAGTATCGTTGGTGACATCATTGGTTATTCCATGGCTGCAGGTCGTGGAGTGATGGATTGGTTTAAGCCTAATGATACAGCAGCTAAGGAGTTCATGTCCTCTGAGGTGATGGTTAATGCTGATGCTGCTACTGCTACTCGGTTGTCTGAGATTAATACTCAATTAGATGAATTAAATTCAGAAGTAGATAGGCTGCGGGATACACCTTCTGAGGGTGAGTGGGATCTTGCATTTAAGCTTGCTGCTATCGAGGATATACAATCTCAAACGAAAGCATTGCAAAGCGAATTAGACAGGATAACCAAACAGTACACCAACACCGGTTCCTCAGACCTCACTGAGAGCCCTCTAGAATCGTTTGTAGAGCGTCAACAGGTAAGCCGTGATAGTCAGATCGATGAGGTAGGTAAGGGACGCCTTATGGACGATCCTGAAGGGGCTGGTGGTGTTGATCCAATGGTCACTCCTACTATGTTCCCTGAGGGTTCTACTGCTGCTCTTAGCATTCCTCCTGGTAACATTGCCCGTAACATGGCAGACACAACTGCTATCAAGCTAGGTACCACTAGCGGTACACCTGCTCCTATCCTTTCTGAGCGTGCTTACTATGACCTTAGTAAAGGCAATGCTGTATCCCGTAACCTTATCGAGGACCTAGCTGAAGGCACTCGTGCTACTGGTAGCTTTGATGCTATTGTTGATGGCTTTAGGTACACCAAAGCTCAGATGAGTGATGGTGCCTGGAAGATCTACAATGACATCATCGGTACTGATAAGGTATCTGATCTCAAGAACCTGTTCCTTGATAACCGTGATGTAAAGAACCTCCTTGATGGTCGTTCTATTAAGTACGTCAACGATGTCCAAGCAGAAGCTATTGGTTTTGCTATGCGTGAGTTGACTGATAAGTACATCGGTCAAGTTGTTACTGAGACATCAGCTCGTGCTATGGATACCGTAGGACGTGAGATTGCTGATATTGCTGAGGGTTATAAGGCATTCCCTGAGAGTGCTGACCTTAGCCGTACTACTGAGATGCTTGGTGATCGTCTTGCCTTCCTTATGGAAGAGTACGCTCTCAATAAGTACATAGCTGGTTGGTCACTTAAGAACCAAGATCGTTGGCAGAAGTTCCTCAAAGAAGCACCTGACAAAGAATCAGCCATTAAGCAGATCACTGAACAGTTTGACCTTAAGGTACAAGAGAAGAATCTCCAAGCTCAAGGTTATCGGGATATGATCCGTACTATTGCTAGGGATCGTCCTGATGCTGCTCAACCTTTGATCGATGCTTTTGCATTATCCAAGGGTGATGTAGATACGCTTGATAAGCTGATGAAGTGGAGTGCCAAGCAACTTAGCCCCATGGGTCTTCTTAAGAGTGGTGATGAAGGTTTGAATGCCTTCGCACAAGGTGCATGGGCAGTGGTGTACAACAATATGTTGTCTGGTATCTCTGCTCTCAAAGCTATTAATGGTAACACTGTGTCCCTCACACTTCGTACTAGTAACGCATATCTTGGCACTGGTATTGGTATACTCATGGGCCGCAACACTGTTGATGATCTTCGTAGGGCTACCTATGTTTATGGCTCATTTTTGACTGTTAATAAGCGAGCCCTTGGAGCTTCCTGGGATACCTTCAAGCGTACCTGGAATAACGGTAAGTGGGGTAATGATGGTCAGATGGACTTCCGTGAACTAGCACGTGAGGACCTTGTTACTGACTACAATCCTAACCTTTGGGACACCTTGGCCGATATGGAACAGGTGTATGAAAAAGATGGCAACTGGGGTCGTCTTGCACAATACCGTTTTGTTCGGTTTATGTATGACCTTGGTAACTGGCGTTGGACTAAATACGGTACCAATGCGATGATTGGTTCTGACGCTTATGTACAGACTACTGTAGCCTCTCAAATGGCTCGTGCTAGGGCATGGGATGAGATATCTAGTATTGGCTATAAAGGAGCTGAGCTAGCCCAACAGCTGGCTAGAGCTGAGAAGATGGCTTATGATGAGTCTTTTGATGCTCTTGGTAACCTGACTGATGCTGCTGCTAAGAATGCTGCTGGAGAGATTGCACTTAACCTTGATGATGAGACTGCTACATGGTTGACTCGCGGCATCAATAAGCTGCCTATCCTCAAGCCATTCTTCATGTTCCCCAAGACTGGTGTTAATGGTGTTAAGATGGCTATGTCTTATACTCCTATCGCCACTCTACCTGGTATGAACAGGTACTCCAAAGTGCTGTGGGCTGGTGATGACATCGATAAGATCAAAGAAGCTCTAATGGAGCACGGTATTGCGTATGATGGGGTACCTAATGGTATGGCTATCTTCAAGGGCCTTGAGGCTGAATATCGTGGTCGTGTAGCCTTTGGTGCACTGTTGTCTTCCGGTATGCTTGGCTATGCCCTTGGTGGTAATATCCGTGGCAATGGTCCTGTTAATGCAGGTGAGCGTAAGAAGCTCCGTGATAACTTTAACTGGCAACCTAAGACCATCAATGTTGCTGGTAAGTGGGTGAGCTATGCTGGCTATGAACCCCTTGATACTATCTTGACTCTTGTTGGTGACCTAGCTTACTACTCCCGTGACATTGGTTCTACTCTTACTGAGTCCTTCGTGGATAAGTTGGCATGGACACTCTCTGCTACCTTTGTTAATAAGTCATGGGTGGCTGGTCTTGAGCCTGTGGTAGCTGTTGCTAACGGCGATGAAACTGCTATCACTCGTTTCCTTGCTAATCAAACACGATCTGCTATCCCTATGTCTGGTGCTCTTGGTGTTGTTAATAATGCCATCACTAGTTCCCAAAAGGATATCTACAATGACCTTGTAGGTTATGTTAAGAACAGACTGCCTGGCTTCTCTAGTCAGCTCCCTGAGCAGATCGACATTTACACTGGTAAGCCTCTCAATGACATCGATAACCCAGTCCTTCGTGCTCTCAATGCTGTTAACCCAGTCAAGATCAGTGAAGGTACTGAGCCTTGGCGTCAGTGGCTTATTGATAGCGGTTGGGATGGTGTTCAGATGATTCGTAAAGACTCTTCTGGTAATCATGAATACACCCCACAGGAACGTGAAGTACTGTATAAGTACATCGGTGAGCAGCAACTGTGGAAGGAGTTTGACAAACTCAGTAAGAACAAGAAGTATAACGATCAGCTAGATCGTATTCGTGCTATGCGTGTTCAGGGTCGTCCATCTGAGGAGATCCAAGCAGCTCAAAGTGAAGTCTATTCAGTGATGAATGATATCATGTCTCAAGCTCAAAAAGCAGCTGAGATGCGTATGCAGCAAGAGAATGAACCGATGTGGCGTTCTATTCAAGAATCCCTGACCAATAAGAACCTTATGAAACAGGGTCGTATTGATGACGCTGCCAGGGCTGCTGATCGTCGTAAAGCAGAGATTGAGCGACTAACCCAAATGTACCGATAACCCTAAATGGCAACTACACAAAATACATTCACTGGTAATGGGTCCAACTTGGGACCCTTTTCTTTTACCTTTAAGTGGCTTGAATCTACTGATATTAAGGTTACTGTTGGTGGAGTACTGAAAACTGCAGGTACTCACTATAACCTACAGAGCCTTAACTATACAACTAAGACAGGTGGTCAGGTTCTATTTACTGCAGGTAATGCACCTGCTAATGGAACCTCCATTCGTATCTATCGTGATACTGATGATGAGGCACTGTCAGCTGTCTTCTCTTCTGGTTCTGCTATTCGAGCTAAGGACCTGAACGATAACTTCACGCAGAACCTGTACGTTACACAGGAAGTCAATAACAACTCCTTTAATGTTGATGGTTCTAACCCAATGGTTGGTCCAATCAATATGAATGGGTTCCAAATTGATAACCTTGCGGCACCAACATCTGATACTGATGCCGTCAATAGGGCATATGTAAACGACATTGTGGCTAATGGAATTGGAGATGGAGACAAGGGCGATATTGTTGTTTCTGGTTCCGGTACAACATTTACTATCGATTCTGGTGTTATCACAAACTCCAAAGTAAACGCTAGTGCGGGAATTGTATCCTCTAAACTTGCGTTCACACAGGCTGGTACTGGTGCTATGCAGCGCACCGTTGAATCAAAGCTGCGAGATGTGGTGAGTGTTAAGGACTTCGGTGCTGTTGGTGATGGGGTGGCGGATGACACTTTGGCCATTAACCGAGCAACTAAGTACGTTGCCAACCTAGGTGGTGGCACTGTTTATTATCCCCCTGGCACCTATAAAATTACCAGGGCTATTCGTCTAGACAACTACGATATAGAAACTTTTACGTATTCAGGCCCACCTCGACTTAATGTGGTACACCTAGGAGCAGGCCGTGATTCTACAACTATCAAAGCAAGTGGTTTTTGGACTAATATTTTTAGTAGTTTTCCTGAACCATTTATACCTTTCAATAATGTTCTTCCAGCAGTAAAAGACCCTACTACGCCTGGTGTCGTACCAGCCGATCAGTTTATTTATGTAGCAGAAAACATTGTTATCGAAGGATTAACCTTGGATTGTGATTACAATACCAACGTGGATGGAGGTACAACCTATGGGCCAAACTATGCAACATGGGGTGGCACTTGGCCAAACAACACTACTGGTGCATCAATTTGGGCTGCTGACAACTATCAATATCCAATTTATGCTAGAGACGTTCGTGGCTTACTGATTAAAAACTGCCGCATTAAAAACAGTTGGTACAATGGTATAGAAATTTATCGTTGCGATGAAGTACAAATTGTTGATAACATAATTCAAAACTGCGGAGACAAGGCTAACTATCTTGGGTATTATTCTGGTATTGAGTTTGATGATAGCGAAAATAGCTGCCTTGTTACTGGAAACATAATTAAAAATACTGGAACAGGACTATTGTCCAATGGAGGAGTTTATGCATACTCTTGGAATGCAGTTCAAGGGATAATTGTAGCTAATAATGTTTTTGATACAACACGCAATGAGGGTATTTATATATTTGATTGGGTTGCTGGCTGGCAAATAAACAACAACGAATTTGTTAAAATTGGTGGAAATGGTATTGACATAGCAACTAATGCTCCGCAGGTTTCAGGCTTCAATGCACAATATCATAAAATTTCAAACAATTTAATTCGCAGCTATAATACCAAGAACACAGCGGGTGCTATCGGCATTAGGGCAACTGGAGGCAGCAACACGATTACAGATAATTCCATCTTCTTGGAAAGCTCAAGTGTTACCAATAATACATGGGGCATCATTGGTCAAGATGCAAGTGTTTCACTTCCCGCAGGATCTAGTAGAGGGATTTTAATTGCTAACAATTTTCTTTCTGGAAGATTTCCAGCAACGTCTGAACTTAACGGCGGGGGCATAAATGTTTCAGCCGTCAATTCTCATGTAACTGGTAACACTATTATCTCTACTAGCAATGTTGCTCGTACGGCAATTTTAATCAATGCTGATGATGTTACGGTTACAGATAACAATATTCGCGGTTCATGGTTGAGTGGTTCAGGCAAGAAGGCGATTTATTTTAATACAGGATTTAGGCCATATGTAAAAGATGCAAAATTTGAGTCACTTTTAGATATATCTACTGGTGCAGCTAGGACTTCCTTGATTGGTTCAAACACTGTTAATTTTACAAGTTTTACGCCAACAACATTTGACAACCGTGGTGAATTTAACACTGGAACAAATGCTTTTGTTGCTGACATGCCTGGGTTATATAAATTTACAGCAGAAGTAAATATCAGTTCTAGTCCTAATGTTGTTATTGCTGTTTTTGTAAGGAACGGTTCTACACCTTTTGGCAGAGCAATTGTAGATTCTACTGGACGCTGTAGCCTTTCTTTGTCAGCTTTTATTTCATTGTCTAATGGAGATTCAGTTACTTTAAATACTAACTGTTCTAGTACTTATACGGTTGACGCAGACACCCATATGAACGTTACATTTATCCGACAACTTACTTAATTATGGCCCTCACTAAAACCAGCACTCTTGTAAATAACTTTCAAGAGTTTTCAATCTTTGAAGATGCCTATTTAAAGGTGACTTCTTTCAGTGGTTCTAAGGAAACTATCTCTTTTGCGCTGGGAATTTTTAAGGAGAAAGGTGGAGCCCTGCTTAAAAAGCAAGAGTACGTTTTTGCTATTGACCTTGACGGTCCCAACCCGATTAAACAAGCCTACCTGCACCTCAAAACTCTTCCTGAATTCGCTGGCGCTACCGATTGCTGATCATGATCACCATTCTAGGCATCAAAGTGTCCTATGAGACGCTTGCCTTCTTTATCCTTTTTATCGCTTCTGAGTATCTAGGTATGACTAAGAAGCGTCGTTCCAACAGCGTTACCCAGGCCATCTCTATGGCTGCTGCTTACTTCAGCAAGACACGTACTGAGGATGACACAGTGCGTCGTATTCGTCGTACGTTTAGAGGGAAGTAATCACCATGGTACTGCTGTCTGTTAAGCAGTACTACCCCCAAACAGATAGTGCAACAGGTCATGGAGATCGGATGTGCTTTAGCTCCACGTGTGCTATGGCTGTCAAGTATCTCCTACCTGATGCCCTCAAGGGTAGTAATGCTGATGATGATTACCTCCGTACAGTGCTGAAGTATGGAGATACTACAACCTCTACAAGTCAAGTCAAAGCCTGTCAGCAGTATGGTGTCTTTGCTTCTTTCTACACCAATGGCACACGTCAAAACCTTATTAACGAACTTAAGAACGGCTATCCAGTTGCTACAGGAATCCTCCATAAGGGACATGTATCCAATCCGGTGGGTGGTGGACACTGGATGCTACTCATCGGTGACACAGGAGAACATGGTGTCTTCCATGACCCCTACGGTGAGATGGATAACGTCAACGGAGGGTACGTTACTATTGGTAGCGGAGGTAAGGACGTTAAGTACTCCTGGAAGAACTGGCTTAAGCGTTGGGAAGTAGAGGGTAATGGTACTGGCTGGTTCATGACCTTCCGACCAACCACTACACCACAACCTACAGCTCCTATCGCTAACACCTGGGAGGGAGTGATCACTGCAGCCTCTAAGGCAGGTGCTAAGTTCCCACAAGTTGTAGCTGCTCAGTGGGCATTAGAGAGTGGTTGGGGTAAGCATACCTCCGGTACCCATAACTACTTTGGTCTTAAGGGTTCTGGTACTGACCATGAGACAAAGGAGTTCATTGATGGTAAGTGGATCACCATTACTGCTGGTTTCCTTAACTTCCCTGATCTACAATCCTGTGTGTCGTACTTAGTTCAACGCTGGTACAAGGACTACAAAACCTATAGGGGAGTCAACCGTGCCTCTTCCATAGAGGAGTGTTGTAAGCTTTTAGTCCAAGAGAGATACGCCACCGATCCTGACTATAGCACTAAACTGATAAACATCATCAACCAAAAGAAATGATTGAAGCAGCTGTTACAGGGGTTATTTCCCTTGTTATCGGTGTTAGCGGTGGCGTCTTGGCTATCAATTCACGATCTACCTCACGTATGGATCAAATTGACAAACGTATTGACGGTGTTGAATTACGTCTAGCTGAAAAGTACGTACCACGACAAGAGCTAGCTAACGCCTTACAAAAGATGGAGGATCACATGATCCGCATCGAAAATAAACTAGATCAGATTGTACTGAGAAATGGCTAACAAGAAAGCAACGGAGGACATGTTTAATGAACTCCATAACATGGTCACTAAAGAGCTACTGAACCGAATCAAGAGCGGTGAAGCCTCTACTGCTGATCTAAAGGCAGCTTGTGATTGGCTATCCAAGAATGACATCAGTGGTGTCGCCTATGATGGCAACCCTCTTGATAAACTTGCCACCATCATGCCTAAGGTAGACCCTGAACTTATCCAAAAGAGGTTGTATGGCAGAGTATAGTCCGTTTGGTAAAAATGTAAAACCAGGCACTTCTGTATCAAAATCTAAAACTAATTCAAAGAAGCTTACTATTAAAGAAGCTCTTCAGGTATTAGGGCGAGCCACACCTACTAGTGACATGGCTCAACGCAATTATACCATGGACGTACCTTACCCAACCTATAGCCAACGTGGTAATTTTTATGGCCAAGGTCCTACAGCGGATTATCAAGGTCCAATGTTAGGTTCTGGCGTAGGTACTAAGGATCGTATGCCAGGCACTACACCTACACCGGTAGAGACCAAAACAAAATTACAACAGTTGCTTGAGATGTTGAAAATAACGAAACCTAAGCCTAAAGTAGGGAAGGATAAACAGTTGGAAATTGCCCCTCCTGGTAGTCGTTATGCAAAGTACATCTAGTTACTACAAGAATAACCCTAAGGCTAAGGCTAAGCGTCTTAAGCAACAAGCTGAATACAACAGAACTAAAGAGGGTCTCAAGATCCGTACTAACGCTAATAAACTGAACCGTAAGCTTGGTACTTATGGTAATGGTGATGGTATGGATGCCAGCCACACGGGTCCTAATAAGGGCAAGTTAGAGTCCCCGAAGGCTAATCGTACTCGACCTCGTCGGGGTAAGAAGTATGGCTAATCCATTCCCAATCTAATAATGTGACACCGCTATTTCCTAGTCCTGATCACTACCTCCACAACCTAATAACGATGACAAGCTCTGAAGCAAAAAGGCTACACCGTCGTGCAATTAAGGAATACTTTAATTGTCAATGCGTATACTGCGGAGAAACTTATGAACTACATGAACTTACACTTGATCACGTTCGCCCTAAGTGTTTTGGTGGCGAAGACCTTACTTCAAATTTGGTACCCAGCTGTAGGAAATGCAATCAGGCTAAAGGAAGTAGTAATTGGCTACAATGGATGAGGGACACATTTGGTCCTACTAACAGGGAAACATTAATTCTATCACACATTCGTTAATTATGGCAATGACACGTAAAGGCAAGGATCAAGACAAGAATCGTGGATCCGTAGCAGAAAGCATTAAAGAGTTCGGAAGGCGGATGGATGCTGCTCGTATGTCCCGTATGCAGGGACGTAGCAACCTAACCTCTAAAGATTTAGAAGGTAAAGCTAGGGGTGGTTCAGCTACCGTTAAGGATGCCCCCAATGGTAAGGAATACATGGGTCCTGCCTTTGGTGAATATAAGGCTAAAGATAAGGACGACAAACCTAAGGAAAAGGCTAAGCCCCGTCAACGTCGTGGTGCAGGTCGTGAAGACATGATGAATAATCGTCAACGCGAGATCATGGAACGTGAGGAGCGTAAGCGCCAAGCTGCTAATAAGAATGGCGGCAGCAATACATTTTGATGGAGCTGATTGATGGCTCCACAAAAAATTAAACCATTTGATCAAGTCTTGCTAGATGCAGCTAAAGCTAATGTATCTGATGATAGAAACCAGCGATTAATCTTTGAGTATTACAAAAGAGCTGGCTATTTACCAGCCAAGGATATTCAAGGTCGCACTTTTAAGTCCTTACAAGATTATCTATCTGCTGTACAACGTTTAGTTGAAAAAGAGCGCCTTAGAAATCCAAGCGCTAAACCTACTGAATGGTTAAAAGCTGCAGAAGCTAGGCTTGGATTTAATAGACAAATTAGAACAGCAAAAACTGGAAAAGATCTTTCTATTGTTGCTAGTAAACAACTAGAAGATCCGAGACAAAAGCTTATCAAAAATCGAGTTGGTGCTGTATTTCCGTTAGAAATTAGAAACAACGGTAAGGTTACTTTCGATAAACGCAAATACATGTCAGCAGAAGGTGGAATACCAAGACCTGTTTATGATTTTATTGCATCTAAACACGGTACAGAAGTTGCCAATACATATCAAAAAGCTGTTCGTAAAGAATGGAAAGATATGGGTGTTGCTGCTAAAGAGTTAGAAGCTAAAACAGGTATTCCATTTGAACGCGGTCATTGGTTGGCTAACAAGTATGGAGGAGCAGAAAGCGCTAGGGCTGGTGCACTTCAAATTGCTGAGTTAAACAGATTACAAAGTGATGCTGCAAGGGGTGATTTAGGTTCTCTTAAAGAGACAGGTAGAGTATCTCTTGGATGGTTAGACGATTTCTATGAGTGGGATTTAAATAAGAATGAACTAAATGTACTTGGGTCTAAAGATCTAAATTTAGCTGATTTGGTGGCTATTTCAAATAAAGAAGTAGATCCTAATGTAATGCTTAGTAGGCGTGAAACTGAGGCAAAACTAGGTACACTTAATCCTGATCCAGTTGGGTTTAACTTTATTGGAACACAAATTGATAGGGATCAAACTATTAGTCAAAAAGCAGAAATTAAAAAAACTGCAGTAAAGCCTAAGGCTAGCCTAATGCCAAACAGAGCCGCACTAACAGCTATGGCTGCTGGTGGTATTGCAGCTTTAGGTCCACTTGGTACTGCTGCTAGCGCTGCTGAAACTGCTGGTAGGACACAAATTGCTCAACAAACAAAGGACCCTGCTGATATTGCACAAGCTGCAATTGCTGGTATCTCTTCTTTGGGTGATGTAGCAACGTACAACCCTGTAACTGCTATACCTGGGGAAGTGGTTTCAACAGCTGCTGATGTTGCTAATATCGTCATTGATAAAGCCAGAGCACCTAAAGCAAAGCCAGTTCAAATAGATCAAATTATACCTAAGCCAAAAGCCGTAATGGCTAACACCCCTACTGGTGTAGC